AAGGGGCGTGGGTTCAGCGATGAAACGATCAAATATTTTAGATTAGGCGCTGATGGGTCAATATTAAAATTCCCATTTAGGAAAAATGGCGTGTTGGTAAACATAAAGTACAGAGATATCCATGATAAAAATAAGATGTGGCAAGAAAAAAACGCCGAACAAGTCCTATTCAACCGTGATAACATTGAAAAAAACATACTCGTTATTGTGGAAGGTGAGTTTGACGCAATGGCGTTGTATCAATACGGTATTGAGGCCGTATCTGTACCGGCTGGTGCCTCAAACCAGGCATGGGTTGAGATCGAATGGGATTATCTGGACACGTTCAGGCATATCTTGCTTTGCTTTGATACGGATCAGGCCGGAAAAGAAGGTGCCGTAAAACTGGCTGAACGATTAGGGTTGTGGAGATGCAGCCTTGTTACATTGCCGTTAAAAGATGCAAACGAATGCTTGTTAAAGAATATTTCGACGGAAGAAATAAATTTATGTTTTGCGCGGGCAAAAGAACTATCGCCGGAAACCCTCGTTTCACCTGATTTTTTCAACGACAAGGTTCAGCATTTATTTGAAATGGGTACGGGACTTTTTGGAACTCCTACGGCATGGAAAGAACTTGATAGCATCCTGAAAGGTTGGCGCGGATCAGAGGTCACTATATGGTCAGGCCGTAACGGATCGGGAAAGTCAACAATTCTTAACCAAGTAATTTTAGACTTGGCATCAAAAGGAATAAGGGCTTGCATTTATTCCGGTGAAATGCCGCCGGAAAGGTATTTAAGATGGGCGATTATCCAACATAAGGAAAACAATAACCCCCAACCAATATCAATTTTGGACTCATTGCAATGGATGACAGGAAAGTTATATATACTCAACATCACTAACACAATTACACCCGATGAACTTTTAAACAATTTTGAGTATGCCGCCAGAAGATACAGTGTAAAGCACTTTGTAATAGATTCATTAATGAAAATATCAATTAATGACTCCGATGAATATAATGAACAGAAAAGATTCGTTTCCAGGTTGACTGATTTCACCAAAATTCATGATTGCCATGTTCATCTTGTCGCACACCCAAGAAAAGCGGCCAGCGATACGGACGAACCCGGCAAAGTGGATATAAAAGGCACAAGTCATATCACGGACTTAGCGCATAATGTCATAGTTCTCTACCGTCCAACAGAAGATCAGAAGGCAAACAGCATAAAAAAAGGGAAAGTTGCTGCTGACATGGTTCTATTTGTCAAGAAAAACAGAGAGTTCGGCGTTGAGGGTGCGGTAATGTTTAAGTATAGCGAATCAACTAAGAAATTCATAGGTGGGGTATAGATATGAATAACTGGAATGTATATTTTATAAAAGCCGGTGAATATTTAAAAATGGGAATTGCTAAAGACGTGAAAGCCAGGCTGTCCGCACTTCAAGCAGGCAATCCAGTAAGACTTGAATTAAGAGGAATTATTAATAATTTATCTGAAAATAAAGCTAGGGAATATGAGAAAAAACTTCATAAATTCTATAAAAATTGCCGCGAGAATGGAGAATGGTTTAATCGCAGCAAGTTTGAAGTGTATGATGAAGAACATTGCATTATTATTGATGGAGACGGTGGGTTTTTTTTGGACGGAATCGTAGGTAAGGAGGTTGACGATGACGATTGAAGAAAAAGAATTGTTGAAGCGTAGAATATACCTGAAAAAACAAACAAAATCATAGAATTGGAGAATGAAAATGCAGATTAAAATCAATCAGTATGACAGCGTGGAAACAGGAAGGTATAACGGCAAGTATCAGATCAAATTAGGCAAGATCGGCAAAGAAGATAAATTTTATCAGGCATATATGCAGGTAAGGAAAAAAGACGGGACTGAAATAAATGTGCCTGTGTGCCTGACGTTTGAACAAGACGAAGATGTAGCGAATTTTATCAGATCAGTCGCGCAGGAAGTAGGGTTGCCATCAAGCGACGTCCCATTCTGAGGTAAAAATGGAAATTATCATACAGAAAATTAAAGGAGATATAACATGGCAGGAACAAGAGAAATTAAATTTAGAGCATGGTTAAAAAAAACAAAAAAAATGGTTTTAATAGAACAACCGGACATAATCCATTTTCTTAAAAAATATCGTTTTGACGATGGATTAATTGACAGTGGCGATTACTTTTATAAAGATGAATATGTTTTGATGCAATATACGGGATATATAGATCGTAAAGGTGCATATATATATGAAGGAGATATAATTTTTGGATTTTACGAAGATAAAATCATCCAACATCCTGTTATTTGGTGGAAAAGTGGTTGGTATGTTGGATATGATGAAGGAGAGCGTCGTAATGTTTTTTCATTATCTGCGGTATCTGATATTAATATTATTGGGAATATATACCAATGATAGGGGGAAATTTATGGCTGGAATAATAATAACAAGGCGATTTGAGGCGACGCTGATCGAAATGCACAGGCGATACGACAAGCTCCGGGCGCGGTTGGATAAGCGCGGCGCCGGCGACCTGTCGAGAGTTAACTCCTGATGCCGGCATTTCACGCCAGGATGCCCCTAGGAGGCGATAAAAAAGGGGAGAGGCATAAAAGGTTGCCTCCCCCCCCGGCAAATTACTTCAGCTTCGGCCTCCCGGCCTTCCGCTTCGGCTCCGCCCAGCGTGCCGATTTGCACCTCGGGCAGGCGCGAGGCTCGGTCAATATGCGTGCCTCCCATGTGTAGCCGCAATGCAAACAAATTTTTTTCATAATTAGCCTCCTCCGTTACGTTTTTCAATTTCTTCCGCCGCATGAATGATGATCCACCGACATCGCTCATAGGCCAACAAATCCCCTGCTTGTTCCTGCCGGGCGCCCATTTTCAGCATGCGCCCTATCGCCCAGCGCTGTATTTGTTCAAGTTCGGCGATAGTGGACATTTTAACGGACTTAACAAGTTTGCTGTATTTCATTTTTCCCCTTTCAGAGCGGCTAGAATTATTTCCGCGTCTCGCCGGTTTGAAAATATCCGGCATATCCCCTCATCGGGTAGCCGCAAGTCATCCGGCGTAAAAATAATATCTCGCACAACCCGGGGGGCTAACCCCGTTTTGTCGATATAATCTGGCGTCAGCCTATACACTCCTGCCCTGGTTTTCATAATTCCCTCCTTTTCTGCCCGTCGTGCCGGTAGCGCAGCCAATGCGGGGATGCTAATCCCAGCATTCTTCCTCTTCCCACCCGCACACCGGGCAGGTCCACCTCATCAGGTCATTGGTGTCGCTATCATTCCGAATAACGACACCCTTCATTTCTCCTCCGCACCCGTAATGGGTGCAAATTGCAGCAACTTTCCCTTCCTTCAACTCTTTTTTCATAATTCCCTCCTTTTCTGCCCGTCGTGCCGGTAGCGCAGCCGATAGTGTTAACGTGGCACCAACACCACGTTGATTGCCCTGTATTTAATAGTGTAACGACCCTCTCTCGCCCACCCCCTCAATTGTTTGAGGGTCTTGGCCGCGTCCTCGGCCGTTAATCCGGCGTATGCCGGCCCCATCATAACCCATCCCTCTCCTTGATTTTTTTGGATTGCCTTCATTTTTCGTTCCTCCTTCTGCCCGCCACAACCGGCAGGCCGTTAATCTCACCAACCTGCATAAGGCCGGTGAGAGTTATTGGTACTCCCTCTGTCCGCCAGGTGCGCGGACGATTACGGCAATTGCACCGTTTTGACCGCCACCAGCCGGCTGACCCCTCAACATCGAGGCAAAAAATAGCCCCGGCACCCTGCCGCGCACCCTCCGCAGCAGAAAACCGAGGCTCTCCCTCACTAAAATATACACCCTTGCCCTCGGCACATTGCGTGCCGGGGACGAGGGTGATTTCTGTTTCTCCCGCCCATTTTAGGCAGGAGATATGAAACAACCTGGAGGTCATTTCACGCCTCCCGCTCCAGGAACTCGCAATACTCTGCAAGTTCCGCCTCTGCCCGGCGCAAAGCAAGCCGCCGGGCTTTCAGCAGCCCAAAAAACGTCCGCGCCTTGGTGGCATAAGCCACCCGGCGTCCCGCGTGGTAAAAATATAATTTTCTCATGATGTCCTCCTCATTTTTTACCACTATATATAGCAATGCCCATGCCAATTTATTATTATAATAATAATAATAATAAATAGCAAGATAAAACAATAGGTTAGGGCATGAAATAAATATTTACCAGCAAAAAATCTATGCCAAAAAATCAGCGATCCGTGGTAAAAATCACCCGTAAAATGGCTAAAAACAGCCAAAAACAGTATAATCAAATGTAAATTAATTAGTAAAATCAACTATGTAGTGCGAGGTGTGTGTGAAAAGCACATAAACGGGTAAAAATCACCAGAAAAAGATTGACTGGGACGAAAATGCTGGTACAATAGGGTCATGGTGGATAAAATCACTCATTGCCCGACAATCAATAAAACAGCAGATAGGCGCAAAATTAATCAGAAATTAGGACGCGCCGGTACTAAATTGTTGCTAGATCAGTGGAGCTGCGATATATGCCCACAACGAGCAAAATGCAGCAAACTATGCCCCCCAATGCAATGGGTCGTCGGGCAAATAGAAATCGATCCTGGAGCCGAGCAGCTGGTAAATAACCCCGATTATGAGCGCAACAACAACGTCCAATGGCCATCACCCCCTACAACCTCAGAAATAATATTTACAATGTTTTTTTTCGATCACCTAAAACAACAAGATATAGCAAAAAAACTATACATATCACAGCAATACGTCTCAAAAACAATCAACCAA